CTGATTCCATCTGCGACAAAAAGTGAAATAGTATCTCTTCGGCATAAGGAAGCAACATTCTCTCGATGGTCAGTAATGGACAAAAAGGGAAAAATCAATAAACATTACTACTCTGGTAAATGGGGAGAAACCCCTTCTAAATCAGATATAGTAGAGTCAAGAGCTATAAACGAGTACAATGCTGTTAACCATATAAATGAAATAATGACTCTTAAAAAAGAGAGAATGGTTTACGGAGCTTACATGCCTTCTCCCGGTAGGCCCTATTATGCCCTGCCGGAATGGTACTCAATATTTGAATCCGGCTGGTATGATCACTCAACAGCAATTCCTGAGCTCAAGAAAGCTATAATGAAAAACAACCTAGGGGTTAAGTTTATTATTTATATCTCGCAAAAATACTTTGACGATATATTTCAAAAAGAGAACATTGACCGCTCGGATCAGAAAGCTGTTAAAGTTAGAGTAGATCTAGAAAAAAACAAGTTTAACGAATTTTTAACGGGCACAGCGAATGCTAACAAGTCTATTTTGGCATTGAAAGATTATGTAATGTCAGGATCCTCGGCGCTTGAAAATAAATGGATAGAGATTGTACCAATCAATAATAAATTTGAGGGGGGCGAATATATCACAGATATAGAAACAGCTGCAAACATCATGTGCTACTCCATGGGTGTTCATCCGTCCTTGATTGGTGCTACACCAGGGAAGAGTTCTGGCTCTTTGGGAGGCACAGATAAAAGAGAGTTATTTCTTATGAAGCAAGCTCTTATGAAGCCTTTGATTGATAGATCTCTTAGGATATTGAGGATAGTTAAAGCGGTCAATAAGTGGGATAAAGATATATCTATAGTAGTTCCAGAGTATATTTTCACAACTCTAGATAAATCAAAATCGGGTAAAGTAGAATCATCAACAAGTAAAGCTTAAATACCATGCTAATTGAGAACTTTCTTCAAGTAAAAAAATACTTGCCAGCCATAACTATAAAGGCTGATATTACTGCGATTGACGATATGCTTCAGATGGCAGAAAGCGAGTTAGTATCTGACATTTTAAGTCAGGAGCTATATGAAAGATTACTCTTAAAAAATGAAGCGGATAACAACCTTATAGGTCAATGTGAAAGAGTTATTGCAATAAATGGATTTTTAAAAGCAATACCAGATCTTGATTTGATTTTAACTCAATCGGGTTTTGCGGTGCATAACTCAGAAGCTATGTCTCCAGCTTCAACTGCTAGGGTGAAATCTCTTACAATAGGATTGCAAGAAAGAGTAGATAGCGCTACTGACACTCTTATAAGATTTCTGCTTGCTTCTGAAAAATATGAAGAGATATGGAAAGCATCTGCTCAATTTGAAAAAATAACAGCAGGAATTATCACCAATTATTCAGAATTCAAGGATTTTGCTCAATACTCACCCTCTGTATCTGCTATCTATCCTCGCAACTACTCAGAGTTTAAAAGGCTCTACTCTAATTTTAATCTCGCTCTTCTAGGAGAAATAGCATCTTATCTTTCCTATGATTACTGCAATGAAATTGTAGAGAAATTAAGAGATAGAGAGCTGCTATCTACACATGAGAAATATGCTTTAGGACTCATAAAATATGCCCTGTGCGCAATAAGCCTGAACGAGCTCAATGCTGGCCGAGCTCATATAATAAAAGCTAGGGCATATATGCTCAAGTTTTCTGAGGCATTCCCTACATTCGCTCAGTCACCAGAGGCTAGTACAGTTGATAATTCCGATAACGATGGAGCAATATTTTCAATGTTATGATTATTGATATTAAATATCCAGTTACTTGGTCTGAGGTGACAAAAGAGCACTTACTCACACTTGCTAAGCTAATGAATAGAAAGCTTACTAGAGAAGAGCTCTTGTTTGATTTTCTGTGTAAAATAAATGGTATAAAGCCTAGGTTAAAGGAAGAAATTAATGAAGATTCGCTGCAGGCAAGATTCTATTTTAAAAGTAAAAAGCATGGCAAGTTCACAATGCTCGCAGAAACAGTTAGAGAGGCTTGTGAGCAGTTAGCATTTCTTGTTGAGACAGTAGGCTTGCCAGAATGCCCTATTTTATCGGTGCATAGAAAATTGCACGATGTGAGTTTTAAAGCATTTTATTTTGCTGATGCTTATCTAAGTAGATATCAAAGTACAGGTGATCAAAACTTGATGATAGCTATGTATAAAGAGTTGACAGGAGTTACTCTTAAACAGATGTCACCCGAAGATATTACAGCTATAACTATTTGGTGGTGCGGTGTAAAGGAATATTTAAAGCAACTATACCCTGAGGTTTTAAAAGATGGGGAGGGGGCTAGCGAAGATAAAACTCCTGCCGATGTGCTGCATGAGATCCTTTCAGTTTTAAATAAAAATGAACCTTATCGAAACAAAGAGATACTCAATGCAGATGTGCATGCAGTAATGCATTCTCTCAACAATATCTATTTAACTGCAAAGAAATGATTACAAAGGAGTATATACTATCAATTATACCTGAGCTCGTTGAGTTTGAAAGTAGCGAAATAGAAACTCATGTTCAAACTGCACAGGGCTATGATGCTGTAATTGCATTGTTCGAAAATATTCGTACAGTTAATTTCCCTGCAGTAATCATCGAAAATAGGACGTCAGGTAACATCCTCTATGATTGTGGGCCTCTAGATAATTACTCTATACCTGTTTGGGTAATGTTGCAAGATAATGAGAAAGAGCCTGCAGAGATTTATGATGATGCTTTTGAACTGATGAAAAAGATTATCAAAATACTCATTAGGGACACCTCTTTGGGCCTATTGCCTGGGCTAGATTATACTCATATGTCGTATAACATGAGATCGGCAACAGATGCATATGGATATGAGCTGCTTTTAACATTTAGGACAGATATAGATCTTTCATTATGAGCGAGATTTCGACAATGGAAATACTAAAGCAATGGGCAGATATAGTAATTCAGCGATGGATATCTAATGTGTCAAAGCTCAAAGTTATTGAAACTTCTGAACTAATGAGATCATTCACTTCACAAGTTCACACGGATGCGAATGGGGATGCTAGTAAGATAGTGTTCACCTTTCTGTACTACGGAATATTTCCAGATATGGGAGTAGGCAAGGGAGTTACTTATGATAAAGTATCTCAATCAAATAGACGTGCAAAGCCTTGGTATTCCACACAATTCTTTCGTGAGGTACGGAAATTAGGACATATAATGGCAGAGAGATATGGTGAGAAAGCCATGGAAGCTATCTCGCTTATCGAAAGAAAAGATTTTCTAGGATTGGAAAAAAATGATAACGCTTGGAAAAACTCATCTTATAAAAATTAGTTATGGCTAGAAATACTCAACGATTTGAACCTATTGTTACTCTTAATGGCAAAGCTGCTGAGATGGCTCTTGATGGATTAACAATGAAGGCCAAGGCACTTCGGCAAGCTCTAGTTGAAGCTGGCAAGATGGGAGATGATAAAAAAGTAAAAGAGATTAATCGAGAGTTAAAATCAACAGAAGCAACTCAAAGAAAATTACGTAACGAAACTTATAATTACAATCAAGTTCTTAAGAATCTTAATACTTCAACACTAAAAGACCTTTATAAAACAGCAAAGATTCTTCGAGGTGAGATAAACAAGCTCACTCCTGGTACACAACAGTTTATTGATAAGTCAAAGCAGCTCTCTCTTGTAACTAGTCGTATTGATCAACTCAAGGGCCGAGTGAGAGAAACTCACTCTTGGCTCTCACGTGCAGGGAACTCTTTTAATAAGTATTTTGGGATGGCCACAGCGGCTATTGCCTCTATAACTGGGATCTCATTTGCCTTCCGTGGTGCAGCTCAAGAGGCGGCAAAGATGGATGATAGGTATTCAGACGTTATAAAAACAACAGGACTACTTCGAGAAGAGGTTGTGGAGCTAAATAAAGAATTTAAACTATTTGACACAAGAACATCTCGTGATGCTTTAAATCTCTTAGCTAGAGATGCGGGTAAATTAGGGATAACAGGCAAAGAGAACATCTTAGAATTTGTTAGGGCTGCAAACCAAATTAATGTAGCTCTGAGTGAAGATTTAGGAGAGGGAGCTATAAGAAGTATAGGAAAGCTAGCAGAGGTGTTTAAGCTCTCTTCTGTTATGGGAATTGAGAAGTCATTCCTTTCTATAGGTTCTGCTATTAATGCGATAGGGCAAGCATCAACAGCAAATGAAGCATACTTAGTTGACTTTACGCAACGCATAGCTGGGGTGGCATATCAGTCGGGGATGTCAATTCAAAATGTGATTGGATTTGCATCAGCTCTTGACCAGACGGGCCAGAAAGTGGAGATGAGTGCTACAGCATTCCAAAAGTT